AGAGCATTTTATTTTGAGACTTATCTGCCTGAATACGGCGCTTTGTTTGACAAGTTGCCTATTAGCGCGTTCGTTTCTAGACCTGAGACACCCGATCCCGACTTACCTCTTAATAATTTGCAGTTCTGGAACTGTATGGATTATGGGGTGGTGGCTATTTGCAAGCAGTTCATCGGTTCAATGGATTTTCAGGTGTTAAGCAGGGATCATGGCACACTGACAGGTTCTTATATATGCACAATAGACAATTATCATGCAGATGCTAACGGAATTGACTACAGCACAAGCGAAATACCCGCTGAACATAAGTCCCATAACCTGTTACAGTTAGAAAATGGTCAGTTTTGCCTGTATCCGAACAACAGAATGAGAGTTTTTGACAATTCATTGACCCCACAAGAGCCTTTGGACCCTGATTTTAAGGTTAGTACCATAGAATATCAGGTAGAAAATGGAAATATGACCAGATTAGGCGATACTGACGAGTATTTTTGGAAGACTAAGGATGAGTGAAACTATTATCGACTTTTCTGAGACCGAAATCAGCACAATGTTGGCTAATTTAGACCAATATACGCCTGAAGAGGTGCAGGAAATCGATAAATTGGTTGATGAATTAGGAAAACGTAAGAATATCAAGACTGTATACGATGATCTTATAGCATTTTGTAAACATATGCAGCCAGATTACATTGTTGGTAAGCATCATAGGATGTTGGCAAACATGCTTATGGACATAGAACAGGGTAAAAAAGACAGAATATGTGTAAACATACCCCCTAGACATGGTAAGTCGCAATTAGTGTCTATCTTCTTCCCAGCTTGGTTTTTAGGTAGAAACCCTAATAAAAAAGTAATGATGGTATCACATACCACAGATTTAGCAGTAGACTTCGGTAGAAAAGTACGTAACCTTATCTCTACAGATGAGTATCAAGCCATATTCCCAACGGTGCAGCTTGCATCAGACTCTAAGTCAGCGGGAAGATGGAATACAAACTCAGGAGGAGAATATTATGCGTGTGGTATCGGTTCATCTATTGCTGGTCGTGGTGCTGACCTCTTGCTCGTTGACGATCCCCATTCCGAACAAGACGTCATCAATGGGAATTTTGGAGTATTTGAAAAAGCATACGAGTGGTTTACATACGGTGCGCGAACCCGATTAATGCCAGGGGGTCGTGTGGCTATTATACAAACACGTTGGCACATGGATGACCTGACAGGTCGTGTGACTAAAGACATGGGACAGAACGAGAAAGCCGACCAGTATGAGGTCGTGGAGTTTCCTGCCATACTGGATATTATTAGTAAGAAGACTAAGAAGTCAGAGCAGAAACCCCTATGGCCCGAGTTCTTTGATTTAGACGCGCTACTACGTACTAAAGCATCTATGCCTGTGTTTCAGTGGAACGCACAGTATCAGCAAGAACCTACCGCAGAAGAAGCCGCCCTTGTGAAGAGGGAGTGGTGGCAGATGTGGACACACGAGCAACCTCCGTCATGTGAATACGTTATCATGTCACTGGATGCCGCGGCAGAAAAACACAACAGAGCTGACTATACGGCACTAACTACATGGGGAGTTTTTCTTAACGAAGATCTTGACGCATATAATATTATATTGCTAAATAGTATAAAAAAGCGTATGGAGTTCCCAGAGCTAAAAGAATTGGCTATGGAAGAATATGCAGAGTGGGAACCAGATGCGTTCATAGTGGAGAAGAAAAGTTCAGGTACTGCGCTTTACCAAGAGATGAGACGGATGGGATTACCCGTACAAGAATACACACCTCACAGGGGGTCAGGCGATAAATTGGCAAGGTTAAACTCTGTATCTGATATTGTAGCATCGGGACTATGTTGGGTTCCAGAAACTAGGTGGGCAGAAGAAGTTGTAGAAGAGATTGCAGGATTTCCATTTATGAGTCATGATGACTTAGTTGACTCTACCGTTATGGCACTTATGCGATTTAGACAAGGTGGGTTTATAAGACTACCAAGTGACGAACCAGAAGATACTGTATACTTTAAACGTAGAGGAAGTGGATACTACTAATGGCAATAGAAAAAAGTTTGAGTCCTGCTCCAATAGGAATAGAAGAAGAAGCTGAAGCAGCAGAGGCTTTAGAGATTGAAATTGTAAATCCCGACATGGTCACACTAGATGATGGTAGCGTAGAAGTTACTATAATCCCTGGTGGAGATACTAAGAAGGGTGGGTTCAACGCAAACATTGCCGAAGAAATGGACGAAGACGAATTGTCTAAGTTAGCTGACGACGTCATTGACATGGTAGAAACTGATCTTAGCAGCCGTAAAGAATGGGCAGATGCTTATGTCAAAGGTTTAGATGTTTTAGGATTTAAGTACGAAGAACGTACAGAGCCTTGGGAAGGCGCATGTGGTGTATATTCCACAGTATTAGCAGAAGCCGCCATAAGATTCCAAGCTGAGACTATGAGTGAAACCTTTCCCGCCGCAGGACCTGTTAAGACAAAGTTGCTTGGCGAGGAAACTAAGGAAAAAGATGAAGCAGCGTCCCGTGTCAAATCTGATATGAATTATGAGCTCACTGAGAACATGGTTGAATATCGTCCCGAACATGAACGCCTCCTTTATAGTTTGGGTTTAGCAGGTTCTGCCTTTAAAAAGGTTTATTATGATCCAAACATAGGACGACAGGTTGCCCTGTATATACCTGCCGAGGACGTGATAGTACCTTATGGCGCCTCGCATGTAGAGACAGCAGAACGTGTTACTCACGTGATGAGAAAAACAAAGAACGAATTAAAGAAGTTACAGGCAAATACGTTTTACCGAGATGTAGATCTAGGAGAGCCACAAGCATATCATACAGATATAGAAGAAAGAAAAGCAGAAGAAGGTGGATACTCTCTTAACAATGACGACAGATACAGTATATACGAGGTTCATGCGGACATAGTTATTGAAGGTGTCGATGATTCTGATGAAGATATTGCCAAGCCATACGTTATTACTATAGAGCGAGGCTCTAATGAAGTATTATCTATTCGTAGAAACTGGAACCCTGATGATGAGCTTAAATTAAAAAGACAGCATTTCGTACATTATGTGTACGTACCAGGATTTGGGTTTTATGGATTAGGTCTTATCCACATTATAGGTGGATACGCCCGCGCGGGTACATCCTTAATACGTCAGCTTGTAGATGCAGGTACATTATCCAATCTCCCTGGAGGACTTAAATCTCGTGGGCTGCGTATTAAGGGTGACGATACACCTATAGAACCTGGAGAATTTAAAGATGTTGACGTACCATCAGGCAGTATTCGTGACAACATTATGCCACTTCCATACAAAGAGCCAAGTCAAACATTACTAGCTTTACTTAATCAGATTACCACAGAAGGCCGAAGACTAGGGGCAATTAGCGATATGAACATATCAGATATGTCAGCTAATGCTCCAGTTGGCACGACGCTGGCACTCCTTGAGCGGACGCTAAAGCCTATGGCTGCAGTACAAGCTCGCGTTCATTATGCTATGAAACAAGAGTTTAAACTCCTCAAAACTCTACTAGCAGAGTACGCGCCAGCCGAGTATTCATATCAACCCGCCAGAGGTGAGGTTGGTGCTAGACAAGCTGATTATATGTTAGTAGAGGTTATACCCGTCAGCGATCCTAATAGTTCGACCATGGCACAGAGAGTTGTACAGTATCAGGCTGTATTGCAGATGTCACAGTCAGCACCACAAATATATGATTTACCACAGTTGCATAGGCAGATGATAGAAGTGTTAGGAGTTAAGAACGCAGACAAACTTATTCCTATAAAGGAAGACATGAAGCCTGCAGATCCAGTCAGTGAAAACATGAACGCCTTAGTCGGTAAACCTATGAGAGCATTTATATATCAAGATCACGATGCTCATATACAGACACATACAGCGTTTATGCAGGACCCAGCAGTCGCACAGATGATAGGACAGAATCCACAGGCAAGCCAGATAATGGCTTCCTTGCAAGCCCATATAGCAGAACATCTTGGGTTTAATTATCGTAAACAGATGGAAGAGCGTCTAGGCGCACCTCTACCACCACCTAATGAAGAGTTAGATCAGGATGTAGAAGTACAACTAGCTAGAGCTGTAGCCGAGGCAGGTAAACAGTTAACTCAGGCACATCAGCAACAGGCAGCACAACAACAGGCGCAACAGAAAGCTCAAGACCCTGTAGTACAGATGCAACAAGCAGAGCTTCAGATAAAACAAGCAGAAGTTCAACGTAAGACTAAGAAAGATAGCGCAGACATAAAGTTAAGACAGGCAGAGTTACAACTGAAAGCCGCTAAAGATAAAGAACAGCTAAGAATTGACAAAGCTGAAATAGCTATAGATGCCAAGAAAGAAGGCGTTAAACTATCTACAGATAAACAAGATAAAACAGATAAACGTAACTTAGAAATACTTAAAACAATGAAGTAAAGGATCATTATGGCTAAAACCGTCTTTGACGTGCTCATACAACAAATAGAAGAACAGAAGTTATCTTCAACACAATTCCTTACATCGGGAGGTCCCAAAGACTTTTCTCAGTATAAGGAAGTTACTGGCTTGATACGGGGTCTCGAGGTTAGTAAACAATTAATAGAAGACCTCTCGCGCAACCAAATGGAAGAAGATAATGACTGAACCAGCAATAGATCAGCCAGTGCTAACTGATAAAGAAATAGATGCACAACTCCCTAAACCTGTAGGATATCGTGTTTTAGTAGCCTTGCCTCAACAACAAGATACGTATGAAGGCAGTAACATACTAAAAACAGATACAGCTAAAAGGCTCGACCACATAATGTCTATAATGGGATTAGTTATGGATATGGGTGAACAAGCGTATGCGGATAAAGAAAGATTTCCGACAGGGGCTTGGTGTAAGCAGGGGGACTACGTTATGTTCCGTGCTAACACAGGCACAAGATTCATGGTCAATGGATTAGAATATCGTTTAATGAATGATGATTCTATAGAAGCTGTTATAGCTGATCCAGCTGGCATTAAGAGAGCTATGTAGGGAGTATAAAATGGCATTTGAAAAAGTAGAATATAAATTTCCTAATGAAGAGGAAGATAAAAAGATAGAGGTAGAATCTTCTAGTGCAGTAGAGATAGATATATCTGGAAAGGCAACAAAAGATGAATATGCGAAGACTAAAGATAAGGCTGCAGATACAGCGGATAGCAACCCAAGTGAGGTTGACATTGAAGTTGTTGATGATACGCCAAAAGCTGACAGGGGTCGCAAGGCGTCTGAGCCTCCAGCTGAAGTCACTGAAGCAGAGCTTGAAGAATATTCTGACAAAGTTAAGAACAGAATCAAACACTTCAGTAAAGGTTACCATGACGAAAGACGCGAAAAAGAAAAGGCGTTACGTGAAGCGCAAGAGCTCGAAAAGTTAACAAAACAGCTTGTTGAAGAAAACAAACAATTAAAAAACACTACTGTTAAAAATCAAACAGCTATGTTGGACCAAGCTAAAAAATCTGCAGATATTGAGCTAGAAAGAGCCAAGGCAGCATATAAAGTAGCTTATGAAGCTGGCGAAGCAGATGCTGTTGTAGAAGCACAAGAAAGTATAACAGCTGCTAAGATTAAATCAGATAAATTAAATAATTTCAAACTTCCTACTTTACAAGAGAATGAGACTCCTGTAGAAACAAAAGGAGAGACCACTACAACCCCTGCGCCAGTGGTCGATGCACGAGCTACCGAATGGGCTAAGTCTAATACGTGGTTCGGAACTGACGACGAGATGACAAGTTATGTTCTTGGGTTGCATAGCAAACTCGTTAAAACACACGGGGAGGCATACCCTCAAACAAATGCCGATGAATACTACGAGACGATTGATTCTCGTATGCGCAAACTGTTCCCAGAGAATTTTGAGGACAGTGAAATAGAGACTGAGAAGCCGAAGCTAAATAATGTGGTTGCACCCGCGACGCGGAGCACAGCACCTAAAAAGGTAAGACTAACGCAAACACAAGTAACTCTTGCTAATCGACTTGGAGTCCCGCTTGAATTATACGCCAAAAAGGTTGCAGAAGAAATGGGGAAAAAATAATGGCTGAGAACAGAATTAATCGTGAACAAACCGTACGTGAAACTACCACTCGGAAACAAGCTTGGAGAAGGCCCGAAACACTGCCAACTCCAAAAGAAGATCCAGGGTATACGTATCGTTGGATACGAACAAGTACACAAGGTCAAGTCGATGCCACTAATGTTTCTTCAAAATTACGTGAGGGTTGGGAGGCTGTAAAAGCAACGGATCATCCAGAAATTACTTTGGTAACTATCGAGAACGACAAGTTCAAAGATAACATTGTAATAGGAGGGTTAATGCTGTGTAAGGCTCCAGTTGAACTCAAAGAGGAAAGGACTGCATATTTTAAATCGCAGACCGATAATCAGATGAGATCAGTAGACAACAATCTCATGCGAGAAAACGATCCTCGTATGCCTCTCTTTAATGATAGGAAGACGAAGGTTACTTTTGGAAAAGGTAATTAATTTTTAACAGGAGATCTAAGCAATGGCTTATCCAACTATTGATGCCCCTTATGGGCTAGTACCCGTTGGTTTAATTGGTGGTCGTCCTTACACAGGTGCAACTCGACAAATGAAGATAGCTAGCAACTACGGCACAGCTATTGGAAAAGGCGATTTAATAAAGCGTGTGAA